CTGTAATTGCTGAATGTTTCTCTCTGTAAATACAATCAACTGCTGTCTAAATACAAACAGTCCTGTAATTACACCACCTACATTAATTGAACCAGAACCATTTGCTACAGAAAATGAATCATCAGTATATGGTTCTGTAAATGTAAGCGTAGTTCCCTTTGCAAAAAATATTGCTTTCTTAAATTCCACTACATGAGTAGCACTAATAACATCTGCAGGTGCATCATTTAATACTGTAAATGTTGAACCATCATATAATGCAGGTGCATTTGCTCCATCTACTATAGCAACTTTTTCAGTGCCTGTCAAGTTATATTTTGCAAATCTTGTTCTTACAGCACCATCACGGCTAGTTGATAAAAATGTAAGTGCGGCATCATCTGCAGGACTGCTATCAAGTGCCGGGTCTATTGCTAGTGTAGCACTACCTGAAGCTACAGTTGCATCTGCAGTTACAGTGTATACAAGGTCTACGCCAGCAATCTGAAATACATCACCCGCTTGAGGCGCACTTGTAAGCCCATCTACTACAAGGCTAGTACCTGTTTGACTGCCCCCATCTACAAGCGGTGTACCATAATTCGGTACATTAAGGTGTGTATAACCACTACCTGATGTGGAAAATAAATTATCATTTTTAGCTACAAGCGCAATGTCTTCCCAGCTTGCTACACCCAATGCTAAATAATTAGATGTTGTACTTGTAAATGTAACACTTGCTGCATTTGCTGGACTTGAATCAAGGCTAGTTGTGAGTGTAAGTGTAGCCCGATTATTTGTACCGTCAAATGTAACACCAGCAGATGCAATTGTGTATGTTCCAGCTACGCCACTAATTGTAAGAGTGTCACCATCTTCAGGTGTAGTATCTATATTACCAATTACAAGTGTCGTACCTGTCTGACCAGAACCATGTACAACTGGCGCACCATATGGTGGTATCAAGTTGCTATCGTATTTATCGTAACCTTCAATCCTACGATAACCACCTTCAACAGAAGGTTCAAAGTTACGAAGAATACGTGCTGACCCCGGTGCATTTACGCCCTGTTGCAAAGGGCTTAAATTTGTTACCAGACCGCCACGAAACTCCACAGGATAGGTTTGCCATCTATCTGCCATGTTATATTATCCTAACGGCAGTCTAGCGTAGCCAATTCTACCACCACCACCTGTATTTTGTGGAATCATGTAAGACCGCACGTAATGATAGCGGTTAATAATCATGGAACGCATATGCTTAATGCCTTCCTCAAACTTTTCTTTTGCTACCAAAGCGTCCTGTGTATTTCCTCTAAACAAATATGCGTAGTGCATAGCACCATCTGTAATTACATGCTTAAATCTTTCAGGAACATCTGGAACATCATCATACTGCTCAAGGTCAACTGGAATACGATAATATTCGTAGACAACTACATATGCCTTATCTGGAGAAGGTGTCATAATAAATTCCAAAGAAGGTGTATGTACAACCCTGTTTGGAACACCTTGACCAGTTGTATCCGATGAGTACTCTTGTTCTACATGCTTTTCCAAATACTCTTCGTAAGCAAGTGTAGATAGCTTTACTGTAGCATTTCCAAGAGTGCTATTCTCTTTAATTCTAAATGTATCAAAATCTAATACTTTTGCATCAGCAGGAAATGGATAGCGAGATACTCCTGCTGTGAGTGTATCCTCTTGCTCTACATGATTAAAAGGCCACTCATATTCTGATTGATTAATATAACGCAAGGAAGCATTTACAGCATCTTTAGCGTGTGCATAAAAACCAGTAGCCGTACCAAAGTTAGATGAGGTAAGTTCAACTTCGTTCAAACGGCGATTGACTTCATTCACTAAACCTAGAAAGTTATATGCCATGTGTTTTACTTCTCTCTAATTGCAATCTTGATAGTGCGTTCAGCAGTGCTTCCTGTGCTGTCAGTCATACGACAAGTAAATATGTATTCACGATTTGTTACACCGCTTCCTATATTAATAGTCGCTACAGTTGTTGTATTAGATTGTGATACATTTTGAATACTGTCGGTAACTGTACCACCAGAGGCTGTAGTTAAATCTTGTCCAGATGCAAGTGCAGTTTTACCAATATCATCTGTTTGTACAAACCATGCAACAGAACTAATAGTAGCGGTATCAAGAAAACGTGACCAATCTACACTGTAGTCAAGTGTTTCATCTGGGTCTTTTACAGGCCAACGATATGACATTTAATATAACTCCGTTACATATACAGTGCGTTCAGCAGATGTTGTTTGTCTTTCTATATACACTGTTCTGTTTTCAAACTTTACCAGCACTGTTCTGTCATCTGGCGTTGTACCACGAGGAATGTATACTTTTCTATTCTCGAATGGTATATCAACTGTTCTTTCTGCTGCTGTAGACATTATGCTGCCCTTGCTATTTTAACTGTTCTAGCACGACTATATTGACTTGCTACAGCTTGGAAATCAAATACAACAGCAGTCTTTGTAATTGTTCCTAATGTTGTTGTACCTTGTACACCTGTAAGTGAATGTGTGTTAGAGAATGTAAAGTTATCTCCAACAGCACCTGTAGCACTTACACTGTTTAATACCTCAGTAGGCTTTTCTTCAAGTGTATTGACAAACCCTGTTGCCTGTACGCCTGTCAGTGTAACTGTATTACTATGCTCTAGCGTTCCTATAGAACCTGTTGCACTTACACTGCCAAGTATTTCTGTAACATTAACTTGAACAGTGTTTACAGAGCCTGTAGCACTTACACTATCCAGAATCTCTGTTGGTTTATCTTCTACACCACCACAGGCAGTTGTGCCTTGAACACCTGTAAGTGTAACAGTATTACTAATCGCCAGTGTGCCTATTGCACCTGTAGCACTAGCACTACCTAGTATCTCTGTTACATTTACCTGAACGCCATTAACTGTTGTTGTAGCCGATACGCTATCTAAACGCTCAGAAATGTCAACTTCAAAACCACCAGCAACTACATTTGCAATTGTGCCTGTAGCCGTTACACTGTTTAATACTTCTGTTACATTTACCTGTACAGTATTAACAGCACCTGTGGCGGTAGCTTGGTCAAGGTTACTTACAATAACCTTACCATATCTAGCTGTTCCGTAGACACCTACTCCGTAAACAGCAGCATTTACGGTAACAGCCATCTGCTACTCCTTACGCAATACGAATTACAGCGTTACTTGCGTCAGCAGTAGGAAATTCAATAGTCAAGTCACCAGCAGTAGCACTTACTGTGCCACCAAAGTCAATAACAGCAATTGCTTTGTTAGCTTGCCCAGCGTTGTAAATAATACAACCATCAGCAGAAATAGTTACATCAGCAAATACTTCATCTGTAAAATCAACAATAGCGGTAGAACCATCAAGCGAAATAGTTGCGCCATCAAGTACCTGACCGCCAGCGGAATAACCAGTACCAGATGCTTCATCAGAGTTACCAGTTACGTCAGAATAATTAGTTGTACTGGCATTATATGTGCCAGTTGGTGTAGCTTTAATTAAAGCAAGTTTCAAGGAATCTGTATCCAAATCATGGACACCGCCAAGAAGTTCTTGTTTAAAGCTGTTACACATTGCAGTTGTGATTGCCATGATTTGTGCGTCCTTTATTAAATATTATAGATTGTAAAGGGGCAACCCGAAAGCTGCCCCAATACTTTATTTAGGCGAGTGTGTCGCGGTCTACTTCGTCAGCAGCCATGTCACCAGTGTCGCTGATGTCCATGCAAAGTGCAAAGACACGAACCTTACCTGATGCAATACCACCATCGGTACCAGCAAAGGTCAGGTCAAGAGTGTCGTCAGCGGTCAAAACTGCAGGAAGACCTTTGAACTCTGTAGCAACAGATGCAGCTTGAGATGCATAGTCACCAGCAGAAGCAGCGTCAAGGTCAAAGCCATCAACCCAGCCATCAGCATCAATGGTGCTGAAACCAAGGTCAATAGTACAGTCAGAACCTGCACCAGCAACGGCAGTCATGACTTCCACGCCAGCAGCAAGAACTGCAGTGCCAGCAGGAATAGTCATCATCTGCACAACGTCAGCAGCAGATGGGTCTACAGTAGTAACAGCGAAGTCAAGTTCATTCTGTACCAAGTAGACGTTACGTCCACGCTGTGTGTTACCACGAGCAGAAGCGAGATTTGAAGTAATTGTAGCCATTATTCAGTCCTCCCTTAAGCCAAATGGTACTTGGCATTCACAAGTGCTTCAGGACGAAGAATCTTGCGGCCATACAGATGCATACCACGAACGATGTCAGCGAAGCTGTCAGGGTCACGGTAGGTTTCGGTCTTATTAATCTGCTCTGCAGTTGCAACAGCAGAAGAATGACCAGCAACAATCACACCGTAGTTGACTGCAGAGTTCGTGCCAGCGAAGGACGAACCAGTACCAACTGAAGGAAGATTGTTTGAAGTGTACACGGTAAATCCGTGAATGTTGTTGCTTACAACACCGTTCTGCAGACCAGAACCACCGAAGTCAGCATTGAACAGACGAGAGTCTTCGTCTTTCAGTACTTCAATGAATACTGGGTCAAGAACGAGCCAGCGACCCTGCGAATCCACATTTTGCTGGTCCAGCTTACGAGCCATACGAGCAATAACTTGAAGTGGGTTTGCGTCACCAGCAGCAGTTGGAGCAGCACCAGCACCAGTACGTGGCAGGATAGCGATTGCTTCACCCGGAGTACCGTTGTTAAAGTCAGATGCGTCCAGCTTCATGCTTGAAAGCAGTTCGTCTGAACCAGCAGTTGCGACAGCCTTTGTACCGTTAACAGTGGTGTTAACAGTGTCTGGCGCACCGTGAAGAGCAGACTGTGTGAAACCAGCAAGGTAACCAAGAACGTCTTGGTCAAACTGGTCAGCAAGGCGATACGCAGCACGGTCACTTGCCAATGACTGGAAGTTTACGTGTGAGTGTGCCTCTTCAATGTCGTCAACCTTAAATGCAAAGTAGTTAGCTTTGTCAATTGTCAGGCTGAAGTCTTCATCGTCAAGGTCTTGCGGCGTGATGGTTGTACCACGTGCGTAAGCCTTAACTGTGATTTCGGGTTCCTTGATAATCTTAACGGAATCACCCATTGCTGCAATCTCACCGAAGTAATCGGAGTTAGTGATTGCCTCACAAACAGCGGCCTTGCGGAAAGCAAGTTGCACCTGTTTGGAGTAAATGACTGGTGAAAAATTACCGTTAGGAAGATTACCATACCCGGCTGCGGTAGTAAAAGCCATGATATTTCTCCTATTATTGGCATTTAAACAGATACAAACTCACCAGACTAATCAGAGGCTGATTCACTATGGGTGCGTATCTTATCTAGTTGGCCTACCAGATAGTCAACGGGCCATGTTCGTCAGGTAATCCGTAAGACATAGGTTGTGTTTGCTGATTAGTGTAGGCAAGTAGCTAACCCACCTACACTATTATTGACTATAGTTATACGAAAAAATAACTATTTGTCAACACTTTTTTTATCTGGCTGAACCAGATACATCATAGATAAACTTTCCACTACGGATAGCTTCCATGATTTCGTCAGATTTCGCTTCATATTCTTGCGGCGACATCTTTTGAACTTGTGACTCTTTCAGATAAGTAGAAGACTCATTATCCTGCGGTTTACTTCTACTATTCTTTGTAGACACAGATTTAGCTGCATCTTTAGTACTACTACTTTTCTTCGTAGTAATTCCCATGTCAGCTTTATATAAATCAATTGCTCGTGCAGCAGAACGTGCATCGTTGTCATTTTCATACAATGCATCCTGTACCCATTTAGGTTGGTCTACTGCCCAATCATGAAATTCATCACTATCACGAATTTCGTCAAAGTCAGGATGCAATCTCAAAAGTTCTGCTTCAGCTTTTTCTTTTTTAGCAGTATACTGCATTTCATCAACGGCTTTCATCCGTTCTTCTAATGCTTCTGCTTGTTCTTTAGCTTTCTTGATAGCAATAGTTTCAACAATAGCTGCTACATCAGGATATGCAGAAGCCCACGATTCTAGATCATCATCTGATTTAGGCAATTTAATCTCTTTACGAGTTGCACTATCTAGCTGTGATTTTAGTTCGTTAATTTGATCTTGAAACTCTTTTTCTTTATCTTGCATATGTCTACGCAAGTCACCGTAACGCTTCTTAAATGTTTTTTCTTCAGCGTTAGTAGGCTCAGCTTCTTTAGGTTCTTGTTCCTCTTCAACTTCTCCACGTTGTTCTTTTAGAAGTTGTTCAAGTTCTTCTTCTTCCATTTTGCGTTTTTCTTCATTAGTGTATTTACGATTTGCAAACGCAACTTTCTTTGGTGACTGCATTTCTTCAGCCATAATTTCTGCGGCTTCTGCCATTTACTTTTCTCCTAATCTGGGGCCACCGTAGCCATGTCGGGGGATGGGTAAGCCAGTTAATTTAGCAATTTAACGTGCTGCTAAACCACGTCTACGAGAGGTTCTAGGTGATTCAATATCAATGTATGACAATATTTCACTACCAAGAACCCTTCCTATAGCACGAATAGTAGGCGTTCCAATAAGATCCTGAAGAAGCATTCTATCCTCTTCGTTCAAATTATCGAAACGCTGTTGTACTGTTTTTTGATAATCTGCAAGTGTTGGTTGTTTAGCCATTATAATAATTCTCCGTTTAACTACTTAATTCTTCCTGCCAAATACACAATTGGATGAATAATTTTACACCAAATATTTCCAACTATGCTGTCTTTAGCACGTCCTTTAGTCAAAACATGACGTAAGTGTTGCGTCCTTTGTTTCGCTAAGTATGCACCAAATTTTGTTAGAAGATTACTGTTTTTCATACCTTGAACATATGGTTTGAATAACCAATGATAACCTTTTTCATGATATGGTGTCAAGTGTTTTTTCTGGTAAACATCCCAAATTTTTATAGCCTTTGCCCAATCATCAAGTTGTGTTTGGCGATACATTTCTGTGCAGACAATCTTGCCGCCTCCACCGCCGCCGCCGTCACCTTTTTCTTCTTTAACTTTAGTTTGAGTTGGTTTTGACCAATCGTGATCTTTATCGTAAGAAATACGACCATCTTTATCTACGCCTGTAGCTGTTCCTTGGTCATCACGAACTCTATCATCTGAAAATCCATGTTTGTTAGCTGTGCTAGTTCTATCTTTATCTGCTTCAGCAGTTGCAGCTAGATTTTCTCTTTCTCTTTGCTTTCTTTCTGCCGCAGCTTTTTCTTCGGCTGCTTTACGTACAGCGGCTCTTTGTTCTCTCTCTTCAGCAGCTGCTCTTTCTTTTTCTATTTGTTCTTGTCTTGCAATTGCAGCCTCATCTGCCTGTCTTTTCGCAAATTCTGCTTCTCTTCTGGCAATCTCTTGCTCTCTAGCATCTGCCCTAGCAATAATTTCTTCACGCCTACGTCCAGCAGCTTCCTGTGCTTTAGCAAAAGATTCATCTTCTTTTGGTCGCATAAGTCCTAGAGGATCTATTCCAGTTTCACGTGCAGCTTCTCTAGCATATTTATCTGTAGGTGTCGGACTATAACTTTCATCCATCCATGTGTCTGCAAACCCAATATCTGGTTCAGGCTTTGCCTCAGATGGAAAATCTATAAAATCCCTATCTTCAGGTTGTTTCATATCTGGATACAATTCTTCAAGAGGAACCCTACGAACTTCAGCGTCATATAGAGGTTGCGGATATGCAGGCTGTGTATCAAGCATATCTGGACGCCTTGTTTCTACTGCTGCTGGCTGATCCAATAACATTTCTGTTTCTGTTGTTGGAACTTCTGGTTTAGGCAAAGGTAACTCTGTAAGAGGTTTATCTGCATTTGTTTCAGCTTCAAGATAGCCAAGGAAGTCATCGTATTTTTGGCGTTGTGTTTCATTTAGTGCTTTATACGCAGAACTATCTTGAGTTCCAATAAAACCACCTCTCCAACCCGCTTTGTTTCCAGCAGATATTACATTTGTAAAATCGGTAAAGGTAGCATAACTTGCGTCAGAACCTGTTCCAATAGCATCTCCAGTTTCTGGATTAGTAGAAATACCATAACGATTAAATACACCACCAGAAGCTGGATCAACATCACCTTTATTAAAACCTACATTTCCTGTAATTTCAATGCCTAGATTTGTTGCGGCTCTTTGTCTAGCACGATAAACCTTTTCTGTTGGTGGCCCCATCTGCTGTGTTCTGCCACCGATTTTTGGTGATTCTTTACCCAGCAACCCTGAAATAAAACCTACACCGGGAATTAGATTAGTTATGTCAAACCCTTCAGTTCCTGTAACACCCAATAGTTCTTTAGTTTGTCTAATAGCATCATATCTGTCTGCTGTATCGTCCCGCTCTTCTCTTCCTTCTGGCTTTACTTCTGGCGCACGTGTTTGTACTGTTGGTGCAGAAGGCATTTCAGGTGCTGCAGGTCCAGCCTGTTTTAATCTATAACCGGGAGGTATAGGATAGATTGGTTTTCCCCCAATAAATGGAATGTTCAGTATCATACCAGCATCATTGACAAAAGTTTTAATTTCAGAATACTGTCCGCTAGTAGTTGGCATTAGTTGCTCAAATGTTGGCTGCACACCTTTGTATGGAGTTGTGGGCGCAGCTTCCATCGAATATGGCGAATACGGAACGTAACCACCTACTTGCATTTCGAGTGAACCTTCTTCTTCTTCGAGTTCTAGGTCTTCCATGCCAAATGGAATACCATCTGGAATAGTAGCCTCTTCAGCATTACCCATTTGACCCATCGCTTCCATACGAGAAAGACCTGCTTTTGCTTCATCTCGTAATGCCATCATTTTATCTAAACCGTGATATCGTACCACATCAGCAGGCATAACAAACTCACCTTCACTAAGTTGTGCCGGAATATCGTCACGTACTTCTTCTTGTAGTGATCCTACAGGAACATCATTCCCAGATACAGGATCAACTGTACCACCTTCCTGTAGCAAACCGCCTTCCTCAAACATATCCATTTGTTGAGCCATTGTTACACTCCCGCCTTTATTAAACCCTATATTAGTTTCACCTAATGTCATACCTTTACCAAATAAACCAGCTTTACTAACATTTATTGACTGATCGACTTTAATATCATCAGGATCAGATGCTAACTCTGGATTCATACTCAGTAATTCAGAAAATGTTAAACCTTCGTCTTTAGCAATATTTATTAAAGTATCACCAGATTGAACAATTCTTTTTCTCGGTTCAAACAAATCGGAAACACTTTTTTTAGCTTTATCCAAAATGCTATCTTCGGTTACTTGTTCGTTTGATTCTCTTTTTAAAGTATCATCAACATTATTTATTATTCCAGTATCTTCAATAGGTGATTTTTGATCAATAAACTGATCTTCTTTTTTAAAAGGTTGAAATCCTGATGTATCTTCAATATCTGGTCTAAAAATAATGCCAGCTTCTTTAGTCATATCCCTAATACCGGGTTTACTCATTGTGTGATACTTTGATTGTTTAAATACTACTTTTCTAGCAAGATCACCATCTTCAGTAGTATACGTGACTACAGGTCTTTTTTTATCTGCTTTAACTTCCGTTATCAAAGGAAGATCTAAATCTTGAGCCGCATAATTATAAAATCTTGCACGTCTACCAGCATGTCCAGAAGATATTGCGTTTTTCTTAGTACTTGGATCATATGTTGTAATAACATCTAAAGTTTCATATAATGCTTTTTTATAGTCTTTATTTTGTAAAGCCTTTTTAAAACTAGGCGTACTATTAAATGTTCCAAGATTGTAGTGCGTATCTAAAGCAACTAACTTCATAGAAGTAGGCATATTATCAAAATCAATTTTTTGTTTTCTTAGGGCTTCGAGATGTTTTTTTACAACATCTTTTGCTAAAGATCTACCTGTTGGATCGTCAGAATAATTATTGGGATCTAAACCCATAGTATGTAGCACACCATATGGTCTAGTAGTTTTACCAGCCATATCACTATGATATCCAGTGCCTTCTTCTGTTTTTAGGATATTAAGATATCCTTCTACTAAAGTATTATCATCCACTGTTAATTTCTTCTCTTAGCTGTTTTAATTTACGAAGTGCCGCAATAGCACCCTGTTGCCTGTGTAAAGTTATTGTATCTAATGATTGTTCCATTACTTTATGATGCTGATTAATCGTATCATCTAAGTAATTATTGAACGCCTCCCATTGGCGGTTGTTGCCCACCAGCGGCTTGAGGCGGCTGAGTATCTGCTGCTTGTCCATTTCCACTAAATCCTTGTTCACCCGGCACAGGAGCCTGTCCTGTACCTATTGTACCGCCACCTGCACCAGATGTATCCATGGCATCAGCACCTGCTGGCGCACCCGGTGGTTGTGCCTGTGCTTGCATGCCTTTCATAATCTCTGCCTGTATTGCGGCTTCATCCATATTATTAGTTACTTTGTCGGGGTCCAAGTCGAGTGATTTTGCAATTTCCCTAACAATATAAGGAAACTTTGCAAATGGTGCCAATGCTGGATTGCTTGCAACTTGCAAGAATTGCATGAGTCTTTGACTGCGAACTTCATTAGCCATAAGACTTTCAGTGCCACGTGCTTTAACTTCGAGATCACCACGTATCTCTGGGTCAAAATCAAACTGCATGTTAAAACGAAAAAATCCTTCGCCTAAAGGACGAAGAAGATAATCATCTACATTTTTAATTACATTTTTAGTTCCACCAGCAGCCGCATTCATTAACATAGAAATGCCACTTGCTGTACGACCTACGCCAGACACACCTGTCTGTCCGTGTGCAAATGAAGGAAAGCCTGTGCTTTCATCTGCAAGCACACGAGCCTTGTCAAACATCATCATGTTTTCTTGTGATACATTCGGATATTTTGTACCAAAGATAGCCTGACCCGGTGCGCCGCCTTGCCTACGGAATACCTTGCCCGGATACAGTGACAAGTCTTGTCCCGGCACAAGATTAGTTTCATCCACTTCTACAAGTAGATTTCCTGACAACACAGCATTATCCACAGCCATACGCATAAAGCCATTCATTAGTGTCTGCGTATCATCCATATTTTCTGCAATACCAATACCAAAGAATGAATATGGATTCAGTTCGTATGGTGCTGCCATGTAAGGAATACGAGAAGGTTTAAATGGATTTAAAACCATACGAATAAGTTTATTGTTACAAATCCAAACATTGGCCTGTAGTTCATCAAAATCTTTTAGTTCACTTGGAACATCTATGTCTTGTTCTTCTAGAATACTTATGTCTACAGTACCCCAATATTCAAGAACTTCAAAACGATCAATTCCATGTTCTGGCGCATAGTCTTCGAGATCATCTTCCCAATACTTCTTATTGTAATTTTCTCCCATACGAATAACTTCATCAATTACGCTACCACGGAAGTACGGACGTTTCTTCAATGCACGAAGTTGTGTACGTGACATTTTATGCCGCTCAATTACAAACTGCGCTTCATCCATATTATTAGCATCTGGGTCTGGATAAAAATTCCAAACAGAAACGTGAGATATTTGTGGAACAGTTTTGTATATAGGATCATACTCACCACTTTCATCCCAATTAGGATACTCCTTGTCTACGGCAAACGGACCTTTCATTACGCCAGTACCAAATAACGCCATTTCAAATGCAGTGCTACGAAGATACTTATTTGCACTAGATTCCTGCAACTGGTCGTGTATTTTCTTTTCCATTTTCTTAGCAGCAATCATAGCTGGACTAAAAGTAATGGATGTTGGAGTTTTTCCCGGACCTTCCTTTAATTTATCTTCAACAGGCTCCAGTACTTCTTTTAGTGGTCCTGTTTTATCTAAAAGAGATTTGTAAGTTGCCCCCGGTGGTAAATCTTGCCCATCACCAGCAAATCCATAGGGGTTTGTAAGTTCTTCTCCTGTTTGTTGATCTGGAGGTGAATTAGGATCAAAGTGTACATTATCAACAACACCTTCTGGCAATTCTGTAGGATCAACAGACAAAGGAAATTTATTATTAGCAAATAATACATCTACAATTTGACCATATGCTGCCAGCGTTTTGGTTTTTGTAACTTTAATAAAAACACGCGACTTTTCTGTTTCAGTGAACTGCACGTCAGGACCATACAGACCACGATAATTACGATATGCCTTTAGCCATCGTTCTTCATCCTGATATCTATAATCTTCAGCGCGATTATATTTTTCTAGAATAAAAGGAATAATACCTGAAACAGAAGCATCTTCAATTACAGAATCTTCTGTATCTTCCAATGCGATTGCATCTTCATCCATAGTAATTTCGTCTTCTTGTTCAGCCATGTGTTTTTTCCTTAATAACCAAAAGTCGCATCTGCAACATGCTTTGTTGTACTGTGCCTAGCTGTTGGATCGTAGTCAAATATACTAAATCTTGGTCTAGACATTATACCATATCTTAACGCATCATACAAGTGATCTTCCGAATTAGTGTCGATATCTTCTGGGTTTTTCTTGTCCAGCGGTATGGCGGGAAGTTGGGCCGTGATGTTTGTGCAAGTATTAAAGAAAACAAGTCTAGGTTCCTCTGTAAATTCATCTACCTGTAAACGCCTGTGTATTTCATTTTTACCAGCTACACGACTGCCTTTACTTCTGTCTGATGGACGCCAACGACAGCCACGTTTAATCATTTGCTCAGCAAGGCTAGGACCAGTATCGCCACGCTTATGCCAAAGAGAACTGTCAAGAACACCATACTTAATATTGCCATCTCCCGCTTCAGCTTCTAGTATCATATCTGCCAAGTCTGT